TCTCCCGGCATCAGGTGCTTGATCATGCCCGGCTCAAGGCTTTCGATAAACTGACCCGAAGGATTTCTTTCGTAAGCACCGCCCGCCGAAACATCCATAGACGCTTCCGATGTTATAAATAGCGAGAAACACGCGGCGATCCTCGCGGCCACGAGTTCGGCTTCCGCGTATTCCCCAAGATCTTTGAAATAAGATAAAACCGGCGCAAAGAACGGCACCCCGCGCGTCTGTCCCGAACGTAAAACGTAGTAGAGGTGAAAGACATTGCGCCTGCCGTATTCATTGAACGCCGGAATTTCGATAAATTCTTTTTCGCCACTTTTGGCAATACGCGATTCGCCGGGATGCGTCTTCTGAATAAAATACGAAACCGCCTCGCCCTTTTCGCCTATGCGCACGCCCGCGCGTATTGACTTATCTCCCCGTTTATCCGAAGGCGTATCCAGCCGGTCGGATTCGATCACCTGCAAAGCCGTCCTGTAAGGACGCGAAGGATCCTCGATCATCATCGGAACGATCAATGCTTCTCCGTTTTCGAGAATCTGGCGGTCGACAAGCTGTTGGATCTCGTAAAAGTCCATGCGCCTGCCCGCATCCGCATACGGAATCCATCTCTTCCAGACACGCTCCGCGTCTTTCTGAAACTTCGCCGTTTCTTCTTCACCAAGTCCGATCTCATCCCTATCGATACGCGACTGCGGACGAATGCCTGATCCGACCACATTGGTGGTCATGGTGGAGGTAATGCCGGATGCGTGCGCATCGTTACGGTTTAAATCGCGGCTCCGCTCGCGAATATCTTTCAACTCCGGTAAAAGGTCAGCGTCCGCGGATCCTCCTCCCGGCATCCACGAGGAACGAAGACGGTCGCGTGACGCGCCTTTGTAAGAACTGAACGATCTGGTGACTTTTATGGCTTCGCGGTACATGCGCCGTTTAAGGCCCGCGCGCGGTGAGAAAAAAGTAATAAGGCCGTCCAAGCCGCTGGATAATTTTTCGGTCAGCGGTGTTTTCATGACGGCCTCCCGAATGACACATATGTGGTCGCCCCGCCTGAACCACCGATCTCGCGTCTGAGTTGATCTCGCAACTTGTAGAGATCCTGAAGCGGAATGTACTGAAGATTGCGGCCGCCGATCGAATACGACTGAACCGCACCGCCGGTGATCCGGGCATTGATTGCGGTCTCAACGTTATCGAGCATTTCCTGTTTTGTAGGTACGGCCATGCGTCCTCCTCTTGAACCCAATAAAAAAGCCACCTCCGGCCAGCATGCTGGAGATGGCTTTTACTGCTATTGGGCGCGAAAACGGTGATCAGCCGTCTCGCAAAAGTGTATCAACTTCAATAATATGTAATTCTCATACTTTTGCAATGGGGTCGTTACTACGGAGTAGTAAAAAGTCATTTTTCATCATCAACCTCAACAGACTTGAAATTATGCCCGCATTTATAACAGCTGTGATACCGGATCGGCGGGTGCGTCGAATAACAGCGCGTATTTTTACTTCTGCATTTCGGGCATCGGATAGGAATAAAACGAACGCCATAATCTGATGAATCATTCGGCGGTCGACCGAACGGCTTTTCCCGGGGCTGGGAACTCCCGCCGTTATTCAGCCAGTTTGATTTCTTTTCTATCCATCGCCCCATTAAATCCACGATCCTTTCGTCTTGCGAAGCCACCCTCCCCGGACTGATTCTTCCGTAACCGGCTGATGAACTCGAGGCGCATCTTCTTTTCGCATATTAAGAGCACGGATGATATCCGCGGCCGCCAGCGCGTACACCTCCGCGTCCAGATAGTGATTAGCCGCGGCCTCTTTCTTTTTCTGCCAGACCTCTTTTGCTTTGCCGGTTGTGCGGTTGCGGATGAGAACTTTATGCTCCGAAGTAAACTGCATGAGGTAATCGTCGCTCGGATTGCGAAAGATATGCCACTTGCCCGGGTTCTGCGAAGTCACCAGACGGTTGATCTTGTCCTTATATTGCGTGACGTTTAAATTCCACAACACAAGTCCGCCGGGAATAACCGCGCCTGTACGCGAATTGATATCGATCTTGTTTGCCCGGTAGAAACGACCGCCGGTAATTTCTTCAAGCCCTTTGATCGCCTTTGTCTTATCCGGCCAACTGCGGCAAAAACGATAAACCTCGTCCGTCCTGAAACCCGAATCGATGCATGACATATAAACGCTTAAGGTATCCGCGGTATTCGCTCTACGATATTCCGTCTTGAACAAACAATCGATAATGTCATCCCAATACTCAACCCTGTCGGCACGAATAAGCCATGACTCCTCGCAATATCCCCAGCCGCGAATGACGTAATAAAAGTGATCTTTCTGCACATCAACGCCTGCTGTCAGCACCAAGACCTCATCCGGAACAACGCCCGGATCGTAATCGCGCGCCAGATTGCGCACCTTATCAACCGTTGTTTCCTCAATCTTCTCCTCCCAGACCTCAGCAAGCCATGAGTTGACGAAATTCATCAGAAGCTCAACATAATCCTTTGACTTCAAAAACTCGGCCGCGATATCGCTCCACGTCAGCCACGGTGAATAGAGCGAACTTACCCAAAAGCCGCGGTTGCGGTTATGTTCGTCTTTCTCCGCAATCCATTCACCCGCCAGCATCATCTTTTGCTTGTGAATATCATCGATGCGCTTCTTGCAGTGGATGCACTCATACCAAGCGAGCCGGTTATTTTTAATCCGCTCGGGCGAAGATTCTTCCTTTGGCCATTTGATCTGACCAAAAACAAAAACTTGTTTCTTCCGGCAATGCGGACAGGGCACATGAAACCTGCGCTGGTCTGATTTGTCGTATTCGCGGAAGATATACCCCTCGCGCGTGGTGGGCGTGGATACCTTGACCGTCTTTTTATTCCAGAAAGTTTTCTGACGCTCGGATGCCAGCTTGATAGGATCAGCTTCCCTGCCCGAGAATTTCGGGTACTTGTCTACCTCATCCAAGAAAAGATACCGGATAGGCCGCGACGCAAGGTCGGCAGGGCTATTCGATCCGGCAAAATAAAGAATCATCCGGTCAAAATGATATTCGAGTTTCGTAAGATCATCCGTATTGATCGGAATATATTTATTCAAGACCGGCGAACATTCGATCATCGGCCGGACACGGTTATATGAAACGCTCTTGGCGTCATCCGCGCGCGGCGAAACCATAAGTGTCGGGCCCGGATCCTGATCAATGATAAATCCAAGCATGTTGTACATCGCCTCGGTCTTGCCGACCTGCGATGCCGCCATGACCGTGATCTCGTCAACGTAAGGATCAGTGAACGCGTCCATGATCCCCTTGAGATAAGGCGTGCGGGCGGTCGCCCACTGCCCGGGCTCGGCTGATGTTTTCACATCAAGCCTGCGGAATTGATCCGCCCACACGCTCACTGCCATCTTGAGCGGCAACACCCATTCGACAGCGGCGTACGGCACAACGGTCTTAAGAATTTCCCTTCCCATCTTTATTGGCATTTTTCTTCCCCGCGAATTGCTCGATTATGTACCGGATCTCCAGATCCAGCATTTCACAAATAACCTTCGGATCCTGCTGATACAGCTTCGGCGCGACATGTTTCGGCAATCGTAAAAATCCGGCTTTGATCCCCCGGATCTGATTCTTAACGATAGATACGTGATCTTCGAAAGGAATAACCTCGCCCTCTTTTTGCTTTAACTCGATCTCGCTTAACTTCGCGCGGTTCTTCCGGTATTCCTTATCCCAATAATCCTTGCCGTTGTCCTCTTCCGAACCCTGCTTGACATAAAACCATTTGAATACATCCCCGACCTTAAACCGCGCGATCTCCCCGGCCGCGTCCCTGAAAACCGGCATGCCCTGCTGGACATACCGCCTGATCATGCGCGGGGATTTCTCGAGATATACACATAAGGTCGGCAGATCTACCGTTCCATCGATAACTCCCGCAGGCCGCTGTTCGGATTTCTCGAACTCTTCAAGTTCTTTAAGTTCCTTGGACGATAGCGAACCGCGCCCCAGCTTTTCGACAAGAGCGATGTAGCGTTTCTTTTTCGCGATCTCAACAAGGTTGCGGTTCTTTTCATCCATTACTATCCCTTATCGCTTTTTTACCTGAGAATTCTTCCCAGCGCCTGACCGCCACGTCACAGAAAACCGGCTCAATCTCCATGGCGAACACTCTCCGGTTTAGCCTCTCGCCCGCGATAATTTGCGATCCCGAACCGGAAAACGGCTCATAACAAACATCCCCGGGTGTCGTGTGAACCCGCATGGGTATGGCAAAGACCTCGGTCGGCTTTACGGTCGGATGATCAATGCCCGGATTGCGCTTCTTGCCTTCCCAGTCCAGCTCCCAGACATCGGTGTGATACTCCGGCGTTTCAGGATCTCCCGTTCTTAAATAGCCAACCGTCCAGACACTGCCGATCGCCTTGTTTTTCGGCTTATAATCCGGCTTATGCCCTTTGACCCACATCAAAAGACACGGCTCATGCCGCCACGAATAAAACGAGTACGTCAAAATGACGCACGGCTTGACCCAAACGATTTCCTGATGGATTAAAATACCGATCTCTTTGCAGAGGCCCTCAATATCCGAACGCCGCTTTGAAGCGTGCCACATATACAACGCGGTCTTTTCTTTGATAAACCCGAGGCCCACGGTCAGAAACTTGCGCATGAAATCCACCGCATCAGGAATGTCGATCTCATGATAGACATTCGACCAGTCCCGGCCGCCGTTCGGCCGATCGGCACCGGTATAATCCACGCAATACGGCGGGTCAGTTGCCAAAAGGCTTGCCTTGCGGCCATCCATAAGCCGCGTAACATCTGCCTCGCTGGTAGAATCTCCGCATAAAAGCCGGTGATCGCCAAGGATCCACAGGTCGCCTTTCTGGGTAATCGTCTTTTCAGGCGGCTCCGGGATATCATCCGGAAGCGTCTTTCCGTTCCCCAGATTCTCAACGCCCATGTCCCCGACACTCTCCCGCAGGCTCTGAAGCCGCAAGTTGAGATAATCATCTCCGGCTTCTTTTCTCAACCTCTCCAAAAGCGGAATAAGCGCGGCCGTCCATTCACCGGCAATCTCGCTGTTATTAAGCGTCACGTTCATCGCCTGCTCTTGGATCTCGTCCAGATCGACCATGATGACATCGACCATCTCCACGCCGTCAGCCTGCAAAACCTTGTACCGCTGATGACCGGACACGATCCGCATGTTCCGTTTATTAACGATCAAAAGATCCACATACCCGAACTTCTCCAAGCTGTGCTTAAGCCCCGCATAGGCAGGCTCGGTTATTTCCCGGGGGTTATACGGCGCAGGCCGCAGATCCGACACCTTGACCTCAGCGATTTCCGGTTTAACATTGATTTTTGCCACGATTTTCTCCTTTTTTATGTCCGCTCATGTCCATCAAAATGCCCATTTTGAAC